CATCTTTAGATCTTATCCCTTTTTTTCCCTTGAGGGTATCAAGAGAAATGTTATAAGTACAACTTAAGTACTTTTGAATATTAATAATCATAGAAAGGAAACAATTATGTTGAAAGTAATCGAACATCATTCTGCCTCTGCAGGTAATACATTTATTGACTGTCCCCAAATGTGGATCATAGATAAATTATATGGATTTGAGACTGAAGAGAATGCTAGAATGAAGATGGGTCATGCCTCGGAAGAGACTGCCTATTCTGCATTAGAAAATCAAATCACTGATGAAGACTATATTAAAGATTTCGCAAAACAACAATACACAAATGCTCATCAAGGTAATGAGACAGATGACGAATGTGGATGGTCTGGCGAAATTGCTAATAGGTTTGTAAAAGAGTTAAGACAATATGGTAAAATAATTAGTTATCAAAAAGAATGGAAAGATGCATATCCTGGTCTTAAGATACCAATTATAGCTAAATTAGACTTCGAGTTTGAAGACTATATTGTAGATACTAAAGCAACAGCTAAAGTATGGAGATATGCTCCTACTGCAGCTGATAGAAAAGCAGGTAGAAAGGGTAAAATTAATCATAATTATCACCCAAAACCTGATCATCTTAGACAACAATTTCTCTATCGTGAGTTGTTTAAAAAGGATGCTTTATTATTATATGCTTCTGCTTGGGATAATCATACTGCAGATCTAGGAGATCATGTAGGTCATTTAGATACTATTCTTCAAGCATTTAAGACTATAGAACATATACTAACTATAGCTAAAACTAAGGAAGACGTTGTCCGAATGTATCCTTTGACATTCGACAACTGGAGATGGAGATATTCACCTGGAGCCGAAAGTTTTGCAAGAAACGTTTGGAACAAAGCGTGGAAATAAGGTATAAATCGGAATGCAACGATTTGGATCAATTGTTAAACAACTAAATAGGAGAAATAAAATAATGAATGTAGAAACATTTGAATGTAGTCATAAAAAAGCATTCGCATCTAAAGAAGGTAATGGTAAATATAGTATTTACGTTACCAAAGATGATGGTAATGATATGACTATTTACGGAGAAGCTGTAGGAGCTGAAGGCTGGTCTAAAGGATCTAGACTTAAGATTACTGCTGCACCTCCAAGACAATCTAAAACTGGTAAGTGGTATCAAACTGCTCAATCAGTAGAATTACTGGATGGACAGGTTGCAACATCTGTACCAATACCAACAGTAGCACCTACAATGTCAAAACCTGTAGATAAATCTAGTCAATGGAAAGAGAAATATAGATTAACTATGAGTAATCTATTGGCAGCATCTTTACAATCAGGCAAAGAAGTAAACTTTGATCAGATTGATAAATATGTAAGAATGATTTTAGAAGCTAAATTTGATGGTGATGAAGCACCATTCTAAAAGATTCTGATGCTATTAGCTGTTTCCTCCCTTTCTGGAAAAAAAATAGATGCATCGGATACTGTGCAGGGTGAAAATCCCTGCATAGTTTGTAATAGGAATAAAACTTGAGCCCTGATCCAATATGCTAGTCAGGAATAATACCGGTTGATGTGTATTGGATCTGGGGTCAAGTGGAAGCCCATTGCAATGTCTATCTGAAACAGTGGTAGCTAATCAAGGGCGATCTTGACCAATTAAAAAAGGAAAATTATGAAAACAATATTAATGATACTTCATCTGTCTAACGGAGAAGTAGCAAAATTACCAATTACTTTATTATCTACACAAACTTGTAATGACAAAATGATAGAAATGTTAAGACCTAAAGATTCAGATGACCATGTATATTATAATGGACATGAATTATTAGTTCATTATTGTCAATCAGGTAGTGGAGAATGGATTAAATGAAATGGATTATAAAACTTTCAAACTATATCTTGAGTGCTGTGGATATTCCACTTGGAACAAAGATTGGAAAGTTAGAGAATCTTATACTAAATATAAACAAACAGGAGAAATAATATATAATGATAACAGAAGAGCGACTAGAAAAGGCATTAGCGTATCTGTCCAAGACTGATGAAGAGAGTGCTACTGCAAATGCTAATGTTAAATATTTAGATAGATTACTTAAAAGAAAAAAGGCTTTACATATTACACATAATTCTGAAGCTAAAAGTATATCTGCTAAAGAACAGGCTTTCTATGCTAGTGATATTTATAAAGACGCTGTTGATGAGTTGTTTCAAACAGAAGTCAAAGCTAGTACTTTAGAAAATAAACGTGATAAAGAAGGTCTAATCATAGATCTCTTTAGAACATTAGAAGCAAGTAGGAGGAAACATAACATATGAGATATATAGTAATATTATTTACATTATTCTTATTGAGTGCTTGTTCTATAGGACCAAAATGTACATACACACAAGATGGTACAAAAGTTAAATCTTATTTTTGGTTTTATAAAGATAAGCCAATAGATCTCGATAAGGAGAACTGTAATTGATTTATAAATTTAAAGTCTGGGTATGGAGTCCACTAAAAGCTGAGATTAATTTGTCAGCTAAAAGTGATGAAGAAGCTCTTAAAATATTCCAGGCTTTAGATTTAAATACATTCCAATGGGAACGTGAAGGTATGCTTCACAATAGAACTACATACGAAGTAATTAAAACTGATGAATCAACTCAAGACAGTACCACTCTTTCCTCAAGAAGAGACTTCACCAGTAAGTAAACTGTGGTTTGCAGTTATTGCTCAAGCATTGGTAGATGCTGCGTATCCTGGTAATAGAAGAGATAGAATATATATGAAAATTGAAGCTATTAATTGGTTTAAATATGACTCTAAAGATTTTAATATAGTATTTCACTTGGCTGGCTATGAAGAATTTAGAGCTAGAAAAAAAGTTGAAATGATGTTAAAAGATGAAAAGTATTCATTAACTGATACACAATATGCCATTCTTAATAAGAAGAAATATATACCAAGACCACATAGAGAATCACAAAGATTTAAATTGGTGTTCCCATGAGATACAAATACATTGTTACAGATTCAGAAGGAAATACAGAAACAGTAGAAGCTATGTCTTATAAGAAAATGCTGAAGAAACTTAAGCCTTTAACTTCATATAAGATAGAGTATAAAAACAAAAAAAATCACCATCTTGTTAAAATGGTGACGACTAAAAAACATGACTAAATCTCCATACAATAGACAAATAGGTGGATCACATTATCAAAAGTATAAGGTGCAGCCTAGTAAATTTGTTGTTGAGAATAAGTTATTGTTTCCAGAAGGATCAGCTATTAAGTATATCATTAGACATCAAGATAAAGATGGTAAGAAAGATTTACTTAAAGCTATTCATTTTATTGAAATGATTATAGAAAGGGATTATGGCTCACTTTAGTAAACTAAATCAAGAAAACAAAGAACTTAAAATATATAGACCATTTGGTCCATCAATTGGACATTGTAAATTACCACCAGAACTTATTGAAGATTTCAATAAAGATTGTAATGGTATTGTTGCTAACACAGAGAAAAGTAAAATACATGATTTCTCTGATGACCTAGTCGGTAATGTTAAACAAGAATTAATTATTAGTCCTGAAGTATTTGAGAAATGGGCACCATACTTTCAAAAACTTATGACTGCTTATATTCAAGCACATCCTGATAATGCAAAAGAACTTCAAAAAATAATCTTTAAATCAGGTTGGTATGTTAGATCCTTTGAAGGAGATTTTAATCCATTACATTATCATACGAACTGTCATATGTCGTGTGTAGGTTATCTATCTTTACCTGAAGGTATTGAAGAAGAATGGAAAAAGGAAGATCAAGATCATTATCCTACTGCTGGTGGAATAGAAATGCAGTTTGGACAAGTGCATTTATTCTCAACTAATACAGTTAGAATTAGACCAAAGGTAGGAGATTATTATATCTTTCCTTGGTGGATGTATCATATGGTTTACCCTTTTAGAACAAAGGGAGAACGTAGATCATTTAGTTTTAATGTATTTGGTGCACCTAAAGAAGAACAAAAAAAATCAATTATTATCCAACCTTAATCTTCTCTATCATCGTGCCATCGCTCATTGATTTTAGCTGCCATCCAAATAGCTAAAGGAATACATACAATAAAAGTTAATTCGGCAGCTCTTAGCCAAGAGAGATCTAACGACCAGGCTAAGAATTGTGTTATCAATGGTGGTACACAACCACCAACTAGAATGAGTATTGCCATTCTATATTCAAAAGGTGGTTTCATATATTTACCAATAGCGTAATAACAAAAATAGAGGACATAACAATTGTTAGTCCCCTATTAAATGATTTGCTTAATATAAATTTAGCTAAGTCTTTTTTCATTCTGCAATATTAGAAAGTTCCTTTATCTTCATCTCTAACATTTCTTGTTGAATTTGCAAGACTTTAATTGCTTGTTGATTATCAATAATATCGCTAGAATTTTCTTCTATTTCTACTCCAGCTTCCATGTTCTGTGAGTTTTCTATTCTATCTAAAATTTCATAATACTTAATAATACCAATAATAATTGCTACAAATATTATTATAGTAAGCACAAAGATAGAGTGGTGCTTCTTCATTATTTAATAATTTTAAGAATCTTTTTTCTACCTTGGTATACTTCTGTAAGTGCTTCTACTTTTTTACAACTGAAAACAACTCTATTAGGATTAACTTCTCTCTCGGCAATCCTTTTAGATCTTAAGCAATCACTCATTTTATCTTTATAAACATGCTCAATCATGTTCCCGTTTAATGTTAAAATTAATGCTATAACAACCTCTGTCATTTGTGATTACCATTCCTTCTTACTTTATCTTTTAAAATTTCCATTTGCTCTGCAAGTTTATCTACATCTTTGATAAGTCTTTCGATATTAACTTTGTTGTTCATCATATCATCAACCCTTCCTGTGATTTTTTCAACATCAACAATAATATCCTCGATTAATAAAAATTGTTCGCTATCAGCGGGCAAAGACCCCATTTCCCCCCGTGGCCATTTTATTCTAAACTCTGTATTTTTTTCTACATCAGCTATCATTAATTTACCATTTGTTTCAATAGTATTAAGTCTTTCAATAACACCAAAATAAGCCCAAACACCTAGAGCAACAGCTCCAATGATTGTAATTAAATTTCTTAATGGTAATTGTATATTTGTATTATCACTTACTTTCATTTATACCCCAATAGCCATAACAGCAATTTTTCTATTTTATCTATTAATTTTTTCATGTTCTAAACATTGGTAGAGAAGCTCCAGAATTATGATAACATTTTAAACAATGTACTTTAGAATCATTATAAACTACATAAGGATAGTTTACAGGACGTTTACAAGTTTTGCATTGTTTGCTGCTACACTTGCAGCTTTTTGTTTTCGTATTTTTCTTTAAGACCATCAAGTTCCTTATTAG